CTTCGCGCCATTTCGTGCATTTGTTCCATGCGTCCAGTCCGGTTTTTAGTTGTTCTAAGGTTGGCTTGATTCGTAGTTTTTTCCATGCCTCCGCGAGTTGCTTTTTGCTTGATCGCATTTTGCTGGCAGATGGCACGTTGCTCCAGATGAAAGCGCATTCTTTTTCGTCCGATGGAATCGGGCATGAAGCCTTTCCCTTCCCTGTTCCGTTTCCCTTCCCTGTTCCCTTCCCTTCCGGACCGGATTGATACGGTATTGATACGGTATTGCTACCGTCAGTGTATAAACCCTTGATTTTGCTAGGTTTTGACTTGTTTATGACCTGATGAATCAAGAAGCTCGGCACAAATCCAATCGCGCCGTGAGTCGGGTGATTCCTGATCTCAATATACCCTATTTCGGACAGCTCCCGTAGTGATACGGTAGTGATACGGGAATCGTCATCTAGTGGCCGGATCAAGTTTCGTATCATTCTGGCATCGGCAAAAAAGTATCCTTCATCATCAGCGACGTTCAACAATCCGATAGCTAAGAGCTTGGTGCTGTCGCTTTGTTTCGACATTACCGGATGCGCCCAAAATTCTGGTTTAATGGTTCTGATTCTCATGATCTCGGTGATAAACTATCTGTGATCGCGCCATTTGCATCATTCCGGTTGATTGTCGAGTTAGAACAGTGTCGCCTCTGTGCCGTTTTTCAGTTCGTCAAGGTTTCTCACGGCCTGTCTGAAATAGGTTTCTTTTAATTCGATTCCTATTGCCTTGCGCCCTTGCTTCAATGCGCCGTAGCATTCGCTTCCTACGCCCATAAATGGCGTTAAAATAACTTCGCCTGGGTTTGATCTCAGAACTACTGTGCGCTCGATTACGTCCAGTTGCAAAGGGTGGCAGTGTTTCTCATCGTCTTCATCACGCGCTTCCTTGTATGGTAACACGTTGTCGATTCTGATGTCATCCCAAAATGAGCTAGCGTATTGCCGCCATATCCAGTGTGAAAAGCGGTTTTCCGTTTGCTTTCCTTTGTAACCCTTGTATTGCAAAAGGTCATGCGGAATCTGCCGCTCGCCAATATATTCATCAAATCCGGTAGGGTGTGCGATAGGAACTTCGTTTTCTCCTTTCTTGCGAAAAAGCAACATGTAATCAGCCCCAGCAACATCGACAAGTGAACTATCATCGACAATTTGTTTGTGTGCTAGTCCTTTTGCCATTGTCCTAAGCCTTACCCCTAGTGGCTCTTTCCAGATGCAATAACGCGCAACGTAAACAAACCCCAGCTTTTGATGCAAACGGATAATGTCGCCTGGAAAGTCCGTAAGACCGCTTCCGGCATTGCAGGAAAATGGAACGTCCATGCAATGCACGGCGGTAAGCCTACCGGGTTTCGTGATGCGTTCAATCTGTGAAACAAGGAATCCATAATGCTCAAAAAACTCATCGTAGTTGCGGCAGTTACTCATATCCTTTTCGTCAGAACTGTATTGATACAATCCGCAAAACGGAGGGGAATATACGCTCAGATGAATTGAATCATCCGGTAGTGTTGGCAATACTTCACAGCAATCGCCGTTATAGATTGCGTATTGGTCTGTGATCTTCTGTTGGATTATAGCCATGACGGTAGTTGTTCTTTGTGTGTGTTGTTTTGCTTCTTTTTGATTCCTAACTCGTTGTTCATAAGTTCAACCAGTTTGGAAAAAAGTTTATCCGATGCGTCGGCCTTGCGCCGTAAGTTCTGCACTACGTCGCGCTCGCCTTCCGATGTAATCATGTCCACGGTTACGGGTCGCGTTTGACCAAACCTCCACGATCTGCGCACGCTTTGATACATTTGCTCAAATGAATGGGACGGGAAAAATGTTTGACGGTTGCAATGCTGCCAATTCAAACCCATTCCGGCGATCTTTGGTTTTGTAATAATCTTTTTAATTTCACCGCTGGCAAAGGCATTAAAAACCTCCTCCTTCCTTTCGTCGGGGTCATCGCCAGAAATGGCAATCGCGCCGTCGATCATCTTTTCCAGCATGTCGGATTCCTTGTTAAGATAGCACCATGAGATAGAGAAATCGTCATGCGAATTGCATATGTCAGCGGCTTTCTGGCAGCGTTCTTTAGTTGTCCTTGAGCGTTCTGCGCGTTGTTCTGCCAGTCCGTGTGCAGGCATTGAAAACAAAAACCCATCCGGCGGTAAAACCGATTGGATAACGTGCTGGTTTGTAATCAGTTCCGGCAATACATACCCCGTGTCATCGCCGCCGATGTCGGACGGCTTTTTGATTGCTCTAGCCCACGAACAAACCCATCTCCAAAAATCATGCTCAGCATGTCCGCGAAAACGATAAACGCCGGAACGGTTTTCATCTTTTCGGCTCATTGTTGTTTCAGCTTTTTTGAAAAACTTGCCAATCATGTCCATGTATCCCATGTGTCCTAGTGCCTCCGAGCTTGTGCCTAGCTCCATGAAATCGTTAGGCGCGGCCGTAGCTGTGCATAACAAACGATAAGGTTTTTTGCGCATAAAATCGGTGACTACGCTTTTAATCTTTCCGTCGAAGTTTTTAAGGATTGAACTTTCATCACAGACCACGCCATCGAAATCATCGGGATTGAAATAGTGCAATCGCTCGTAGTTTGTGATTACAAGTTTGCTGTTGCCAAACTTTCCGTCAACCGATCGTGTTGATTCTACTCCTAGCTTTTCAGCTTCTTTTACCGTTTGTTGACCTACCGCCAGCGGCGTTAGAATCAATACTCGCTTGTTTGTTTTCTGAATCACGTTTTGCGCCCATGTAAGCTGCATGAACGTCTTTCCAAGTCCGCAATCGGCAAACATGGCGGCGCGCCCCTTGTTGATTGCCCACGTAGTCATATTGCGCTGAAAATCGAACATCATGTCCGGCATAAATACCGGGTCAAATCCGAAGTCGCCGCTCAAATGCGTTTTGTTGTGGATAAACTTTTTGTATTCCGTTTGTGTTTTCATAGTTGTTTTCTGTGCTGCCGCAAGCTATGCGGATATTTGATAAAAGTAAATCATTTTTTTCAATCTTCGTAATAAGGCAAAATCTCCAGTTCCACGGCTGGCCCTTTGTCGCGCCTGGTGTCGTCTTGCCGTCCGTCCGTGGTATGGATGTATTCAGTCGAATCGTCCACGAACCATCCCATTGCGACTAAACTATCCTCGACCTCTTTCCAGTTGCCGCGCAGGACAGATGAGCTATCCCACATCCGCTCGCCCTTGCCTAGAATGCGCGTGACTGTCACGTTCACCTGGCACGGAAACGGCACGGCTCGAGCTAGGCCGAGCGCGCGCAGTTTCTTTTCGACCTTTTTACGAAATGATGCGGACATATACCACGCCCTTCCGCGCCCGGTGTTACCGTTTGTGAGCTTGATTGGTAGGATGATTTTCATTTGGTTTTAACTGATCGCATCAGGAAAGGCTGGTGCCTTCCTGTGCTTTGCTGTTAGCCGACTCGCGCAGCGTGATGTTTTCCGTTGTGATTTCACGGATTTCGTCGCGCAGTCCTTGGATGGTGCAACGCAGTTCGTCCACGTCATCCGACATCGTTTCGCGCTCGTCGAAGCGTTCTTGGTCTTCGAGGCTGTGCATCCATCTGGCGCACGCGCCCCGTTTGCAGATTTGGCAACTCATAGTTTTAGTGTTTTCGACCGTCGGCTAACCATACGCTGCACCGAATGCCGGGATTGCGTCTCACGCGAGTCCGGGCGCGTCAGGCCCGGCATCGGTGAGCTTTTCGTTATATCAGAACGGGATTTCATCCGACCCATCATCGTGCGGCACCACGACATCCGTGTGAGGCCGACCATCCCGAGGTTTTGGCGCGTTCGTCTGTGGCATGTTCCGATCAGGAAAAACAAGCGTTTTAGCATTGCCTAGAATCGGTGTTTTCTCCTTCGATTCCCGCTGTTCCTTAGTCGGCGACATAACCAGCATGTGCGTGTTACCGTATTGATCTTCGCCATCCCGGTTCTCCCGCATGTCCACGTCCAGATACAGCCCAGCCTTGCCGTCGTAGAGTCCGCTTTTCACGATGTCAATCAGCAGGTATTTGCGCCCATCCTTGCCGTCTTTAGCCACGGCGGATGGGATTTTTAGTAAGTCGATTTTTAGTTTTAATAGTGTATTGCTCATAGTAGTTTATCAATTGATTCCCGGATGCGTCCGGTGCGTAATTCGTTGTCTCGGAGTTGTTCCGAAACACGAGAAAGGTTTAGGG